GATATATAAATACGTAAATAACTAAATACATAACTAAATAAATAGATAGATAGATAGATAGATATCTATTCAATTAACTATAGTTACCTAAATAAATACTAATACCATTCCCTATATAGTTATTCTGACAATTACTATTTATATAATTAAGTAAGTAGGATTAAGTTAAGAGTAATATCTGTATTCACAGCAAAAATAGATTTGATAGAAAGTTTGACACTGTTTAGCGCACATACTGTTTAGGTTATGTGTAATGTGTTGGATGTGTTAGATGTGTATTAACTAATAATCCTCCCGAAGGAGGAACGAATTACTTATTACTTTGTTTCGTTGTATGCAATAAGAATGATAAGCCAGAACATGCCAATGATACCAAAGGCAACAGCAACACTCGGATCATTGTTAAAGATAGATGCAATCATGGTTAGTACTCTATTTAATTAGATGAATGAATGAATAAGAGTACACAACCTAAGTCATGTACTCATTTGGATTACTTGGTTTCTTGAGCAGGTTTAGACTTCATGATTGCAGTAAGATCTAATTCAGGATAACCACGTTCATTCACTACAACATGTTCAGGTAAGATTGTATAACCTAAAGCTTCAAGTGCTTCACCTTGTTCTTTAAGCTTCTCAGACTTACCAATGAATACAGCTACTTTAGCATCATCTTTCCATTCACGAGAGAACTCACGAATAGCAAGTACACCATCATGTAAGATCTCTACAGCTTCGGTAGTTGTATCAAGAATAGAACCAACAGCAGTACCAGCTTTCTTAACAAATTTCATAGTCGTAACTCCTATAGGATTAATTAATTAATTGGGATGACTAGTCCGCAATTGCGAAGCAGAAGAAATTTGATTGAACATGGTATGGGTAAGAATCCTTTTCCAGGATTGAATAGAGGGGGGTAGGTTACTGGGTAGGGGAGGTAATATTAGTAACCCCTGTTGCTATACCTAAAATTAAAAAATCTGAAAAAGTTTTCCACTGTTTAGTCTTCATACTGATAATCCATATCTCCTAGTCATCTAATACTAAAAAATTAAAAATTGAAAAAAGTTAAGACCAATCTGACTGCATACTATTCATAATAAAAAAGAGAACTATCAAAGTCCTCTCTTCTTTTTATCTTGGTTTACTCTTCTGAAGTATTAGATACCTCCTCTATTGGATTAGTAGGAAGTACAAAACCTAAAGAGATTGGGGTACTCCATTCTTGGTTTACTTGTGTAGGATCTAAACCAAGGAGGTTAAGCATATAAAGTACTGTTGGATGAGTACGTTCAAAGAATTGAGCATATTCATATTCATTTTGGATCGCACGCTTAACCTGCGGATCTTCAATTTGCGTAATGAGTAATTCAATATCATCACGTAGCCCTGCACGATCCAGCATGTGCCGAAAATCCTTTGCTGATAACGCTGGTAAGGACTTAGTTTCAAGTTCCAGCTTTTCTTCATCTGTAAGATACGCTTGAGGATTAATATGGCGGTTAAATTCTTCCTCAGTCATCTCACGCAAGTCAGGTTTTACGTAATTAAGTTGTGTTTCATCGTACCCATAAACAGCACCTGTAATGTCATCAATAAAGTGTCTCATTAACGTAACTCCACCCAACTGTTAAACCTTGTTTCATATTCAGAAAATACACGGTATTCAGAACCATTAGGAATGATGGCTTGCATACGGTGCCATGCAACCCCGCCAGTACCTGTATCCGCTACCACTACATTATCAACAATTATATAATTGGACTGGTTATTTGTCCCGTTACCCATAGCTTGCACAATGATCACGATAGGTCTACCTGTGGTATTGGTATAAGTTACACCTAGTGCTCTTTGATTGCTTACATCTACGTAGTTCTGATCTATACCCAGAATACCCGAACCATTGACTTTAAACTCACCAGTAACAATCATGTCACCATTAATCACCTGATTGCCGTGAAATTCATTGTGCATCAGTGTCGCTGGCTGGCTTTCTGGCGAAGCTATTGTGTCACCGCGGACTTTGATAATCCACATACCTACAGCGGAAATAGGTCGGTTTTCTGATGCTGTAGGTACTTGCCTAGAAGCATCAAGAGCCAAGTCATATACACTCGTCGTACCGCTACCTGTCTGTGTAGCTAAAGCGGTGCCTGAGCCAACCCATCCGAATGCGCTGTTCTCCTCCATTCCGGTTGCTAGGGATGAGTTCGGGGCAATGTAGCCTGCTCTACCAGTAATATTACGAATAGCATCTTCCAGCACTGTACCTACTGCAAATGTACCCTTACCACGCAGGAAAGGAGCATTCAGGGAATCAGGCTGAACACCGTTTAAATCAGGCATACGGAACGTAGTGGAGCCATCCCCTAAAGAATATTTGGCTCGTTGGCTCGGATCAGCTAACCAAGTCGCATCATCTACTGCTTCAAACTGACCTCGTTCGATAGCTTCCCCCATAAACGGATAATCAGCACGATTATAGATTTGTCCGTTACCTTGCGCATACCCGTCAGGTAAGCGCATAGGGTTGCCATTAAACCAGGTTACGGAACCAATAAATGCGGATGAACCAGTGATAATGTCGAAGTCTTCTGAACCGTCAAAGTCCTTGCCATTAATCTTGATTGGGGTTTTTAACTTGGATGCTGTTGCAGCGTTACCTGTGATACTTTCAAGTGCTTTACCATGAAGCAGTATAGCATCCTTTAAGACATTAGCTGAAATAAGCCTACTAAGTGTACTACTGCCTGCCGTATACTCTGACACTGTCATAGGTAGGTAGGTAGTGTTTGTAGGAATCTGCCATGTACCATCTTCACGTAAGTACTTAATTGATACTGAGCCTACACGTGGAGGTACTAAACCTGCTGTAGCTGTTCCTGTGAAGGTAGGAGGGATAGGTGAATGATACTGAATAGCACTCTTTAAAACACTGGCACTGATCAGTCTGTCTTGTGTTGCTGTACCTGTAGTAGCTTCGTCTTGAAGCATCGTACTGTACGTTGTGTTGTTGTCTGCTCCAGCAATCCAGTTAGTTCCATCAAATTTAAGGAACTGTCCTGATGTAGCAGTTGGTAGTACCTCTGTTGCAGTCCATGTGACATTAGCTGAACCATCAAAGGTTTTACCTGTACGTCCTACTGTAAGTGTACGTGCAGTTGTTAACTTAGCAGCAGATGCTACATTTTTAGTAGAGTCAGCAGTATTATCTACATTAGGTAAGCCAACATCCGCTTTAGTTAAGGTAACAACACCTGTTTTACCTGCAACAGATGATACTTCTCCAGACGTAATTTTAGTGTACCCTGAACCACTCCAACGATAGGTAGTATTCCCTGTGGTTTCTACATAGATTTTGCCTGATTCACCTGGAGTCGGGAATGCTGCAACATTCACATACTCTAATACATCATCTACATATGAAGGTAATTGAGTAGAAGGTACTTGCCCACTAGAGTCTAATGTAGCAATACCATTAGCAACACCTAAACCTGTAATTGTAGTAGCTATAGAAACATTAGCACTACCATCAAAATTAACACTACCTGTAACACCTCCTGTTAACGAGATTGTGCGAGAAGTTTGTAGTTTAGTAGCACTCGCAGCATTTGCTGTTTTATCTAGTTTAAGAACTAAAGCTGCTTGCTGTGCTGTACTTACTGGTTTAGCAATATCAGAGGTATTGTCTACATTACCTAAACCAACTTGGGCTTTAGTAACTGCATGTGGGTTATTTTTAAGATTACTATGTGCTGCTATCTTGGTTTCATAATCAGTAAGCAACTCTGCAGCTTTTTGTTGAAGTCTTTGGTCTGAAGCTGTAAAAGAAGCTGCAACTTCTGAACGTACTTCAACAAATTCATCTTCAATAGTTGACTGTAACTCTACTAAATCATTTTGAATTTCAGTACGTAAAGCTTCAGTAGCAGTACTGGAACTAACACGAAGAGCTTCAATCTCATCATCAGTATACTGCTT